GCGGTTATCTGTCCAACCATCGGGCCACTAACGTACCCAACAAGGTTTCGCTCAACAACTTGCGTTCCAGCACCCACGTCGGAATAAGTCCATAACGTGTCTAACTCAGAAACCCGCGCCCTTTTCCTGAACGCATTGGTGATGTTCCCTTTAAGACTTAACGAAGTGCAAGACGTGACGGTAACCACTTCGGACGTGTCGCCATTACTGTTGCTAATCAAAACGGTCGTGGCTTCGTTTAACCCCGTACAGCTCCCAACCGTGATCGAGGTAGCAGAAGCACTTGACGCGGCGGATGAAACCGTGTTAGTTCCATTGCCATCAAGGATAACAACATCGGCCAGCGGGTCCGTCGCGGTAATGGTCATTGTCGTCAATACCGGCTTGGCCCGTTCCTGGGCTATCCCTACTGCATAAGCCGCTGCAGTAGTTGTTGACGTGGCGGTGACAGACACTAACTGACTCGCACCCCAAGCCATACCCGCCGACAACAGGAATATTGTGGTCGTAAACATTAGACGTTTCATTTGAAGTACCTCCATTTTTATATTCACCGTGTAGCGGATATATCCAAAGTTAGTCTGCTTCGGGGCAAACATAATATTCAACTGCTGTTTGCCGGAACAGTTCCGCCGCCTTAATACTAAAAAGGGCGGTCATTTCCAAATCAGCATCAGTCATCATATGCTCCGTTATTTTTGCAAAGATTGTTTCCTCTAGTGTTAGTCTTTGAACTACCATATCCCCTCCGCGTAAGTTGAGGGATCGGGGGGCTTGGCATGCCCCCCTTTTCCCGGTTTACCTTTATTCCGCGTATCCAGACAACCAATGGATAATCGAGTTAGCCCCATCGAGTTCAACTCCGATGGGTGAGCCAACAGGCCCACAGAACAGGCCGTCAGAATCGGAAATAGTTGTTTGCGCATCGGCTGCGGGGTTAGTGATAGTCTGTGAGGCGGTTGTCGTTTCCATCTCAAAGACCTTTGAATATTTCGGGTATGCCGCAGAAACAGCCGCAATTGTCGCAGCAGTAGAACTTGCCGCAGACAGTTCTTGCAGTTCAGCATACGTCCCGGTTTGAATCACTACAAACGCGGCGTCGTCAAAGTTGTCTTCCCCTTGGTCGCTAGTCCAGGTAATAGCAGTCCCAGCGGCGGCCAGGTCAGCACTAAGGTGAGCCGAATCTTCCGGCTGTACGGAAGTGTAAAACTTCAGTTCGTCGGTGGCCGCAGTCGTCGGATTATAATTGATCGCGTTTATGCACGTCCTCTTTCCAGGGAATCCTGGAAGGGCAAGGTGTGAGCCGATCTCCTGAGCGGACGCCTTATTGTCGGCGGCGGAAGCGGCAAGGGTGACTCTCGGACTTCCCACATCCTCATAATACCCGGACACATACCGGATCAAGGAGGAGCTGTCGTCGAGTACAATACCTAAAGGACCACCAGGAGGGCCGACCATCAGACCAAACTCATTTTCAATGATGTGGTCGGTGTCAAGCATGTTCGCCCATTCCGGCCCATAAAGTTCAGCATCAAAAATGAGGTCGCCATCCTTAAATGCGTTCTGCATGGCGGTCACAGTCAGGGCCGTGGTGGTGTAATCGCTGTACGCTTGCAGTTCAGCATAGTCGCCGTTGCCACGTTGCGCGATAATATACCCGCTGGCCGCGAAGCCGGGGTCTGTAACGACTGTCAGGTCTGTCTGTGCGGCGGCTTCATCGGCGGTAAAGTGGGACAACGCGGCTTGCGTGCCTTTGCTGGTATACCAGTTGATATCATCAGTAGTCGCGTTTGGATCAATCGCCACTTCGGTAATGACAATGCGCTTGCCTAGCTTACCGGGTAATGCGACCGTGTTATCTGCTGCACCTTCAAACCAGCCAACCGGACGATCTTCGTTGTCAAGGTAGTATTTGCCATACATGAACTCAAAGTCCACTCCGGCAGATCCAACCACGGCAAGCCCTGAATCAATAGGCCCACAGAATAAACCGCGTTCAGATGTAAGGTTAGCAGCGGCGGCGGCCAAGTTGTTGTAGACCATAAAACTCCCGATCTCCTGGATGGTATCGCCAACGTAGAAGGGAAGGTCAGTTGCGCCAACCGTGGGAGCCAAATTCGCAAAGGATGCCAAGGTTTCCCATTCGGCGTACTGCCCGTTGGCTCGTTCAATCAACACTTCGGCGGTGGTCCCTACCCCACTTGCCGCAGCGGTGATATCGCTTGCCATTGTGGTTTGACCGATTTCTTCATCAGTCGTGAGATGAACCCTTGCCCGATCACCTGTTTCCGCATAAAATGTCAGGTCGTCAGTTGCCCCGTCGGCAGTGACGTTTAACCCCTTAATGCAGAGCCGGTATCCATCACGGCCAGGGAGACTGATATCAACCTCCCCGGCAGATCCGAACACACCGACCGTGCTGGATTCGGCAAATGCAGGGCCCGCCAATGCAAGCGAACAAAGCATAATCAGAAATACGTTAAGTTTTCTCATAGGACACCTCAGACCGTGATCCCGTGGATCATTGCAAAGTGATCCTCACTGGCAACCTCAAAGGCGATCCGAGTTGAGACAGTCAGTTTCACGGAAGTGCTTTCACTGTAGGTGTAAGGGTCTACGATGAACCTGACTTCTGGTTTCTTGCCAAACAGGGCGGACTCTTTGAACCCACCAAAGAAGGCTGCGGATTCGGACCCATTACCCAAGGTGCTGGAAATCCGGTTATTGACAACAACCTTGTGGCCCCAGATTGTGGGGGTGTCACCGGACCGTACATCGGGGTTATAGACAAACCGGCCAGAAGTGTCTTTGATCCCACACATGGCGTTCTGCACGGAGGGATTGACGAACAGCATCAATTCGCCCTTGGTCTTGTTCTGACACTTTGCACGGGCAGCGAGAATGTCGTCAAAGCTGATAGCCCCACCCGCGTCCACGAGATTACTGGTGATAACGCTGTTGCCCTCGAGGCCCTTTAAAAGCGAGCCACTCGTGTCATGCCCTGCCGTGTTATTTCCGTGGAAAACCCCCCAGTCAACGTATGTGGCCATTTGCCGGACCATCGCGGCCTTGAGCAGACCTTCCAGAGCAGGGCCACTATCGTCAAGCAGTTCGTCGGTGATGATCTGATACACCCCATGCTTGTACGCGGTATACTGGATATAGCCCGTGGTCATCTGGGATGCAGTCAAGGCCGCGCTGTTTGCACTTGACGCTTCGGCGACGGTATAGGCGTTGCCTCCCGCTGTAAGAGTGGGCAGGGTCATAGTATTACTCTTCATCGGATATGGAGTACCACAGTTCGACATAACATTGCTGTCGAGATTTACGAGGTCCATGTAATCGGTGGAGAATTCCTCTGGTGCGAAATAACCACCCGCTGTGGTAGTACCGTAATTGATCTTCTCAGCATACTTCTCGGCGGTCTTGAAATCCCCGTTCTGGACTGCCATGAAATGCTTGCAGGAATCCAGCATCGGAGTTTCCGTGACCTGTGGTTTCGGCACGAAGTTTTCCATCAACTTGGCGACCTCAACCTTGTTCGCTTCCTGGTTCTCGCCGATCAACTTCTCGGCAATCTCAGTCGCCTCCTTGATCGCGTCACCCTTGACGGATTCGAGGCTGTCATGCTCCCCAGCCATGTTGAGGTCAAGCACCTTCTTGGCGATAATTTCAACCGCCGCATCATCAATCTTAATCTCTGCCATTGTATTAATCCTCTATTTTCCCATTGTGGAAGTTGATAACCCGATCAAATGCCGTCTTCGCGGCGTCAGCTACCTCACGCTTAAACTGTTCAAGTTGTGCTTCACTGATTGAGCGGGCCACTTGGTCAGTCTGTTCTGCCGTCATTTCTGCGGGCTTGGGTGAAAGGTCGAGGGTTAGAGTCACTGGTTCGGGTTCGGGTTCAGCTGTTATGTTAATGGTTTCGTCATCAGGAGACACAACATAGCCTGCCTCCTCAAGGGTGAGTTTCATGGTTTCAATATCGTCAGAGAGGATCGATTCAGGCTTCGGCGTTTTATCCGGTTCCTTTCCATCGTCATCTTCATCACTGGTCAGTTCGATCACAAAGTCATCGGCGCGCTGGAGCATCTCTTCAAGGTGAGGGGTTTTAACACCGGCCTCTTTGATCTGTGCAAGTGCTTCTGGATTAGATGGTACAGTCACAGCAGAGAGTTCCCATAGCTCGGTTTTAAAAAAGTAGAAACCGTTGCCCCAATCAGACTGTTCCGGCAATCCAACCTCTTCCCGTTTCTTCGGGTCGTCTTCAATCTCCTCGACACCGAACCCCACCGAGGATGCGTTCAGAACTTTGGCCTGATAAGCACGGAAGATGTCGTCAGAGATACCACCCAACTCTTCCGGGAAGTGCATCAACGCTTTGAGCTTGTTATCCTCAACCTTGATGTCCGGTACACGAAACACTGGCAACTCATGGTACTGATGCCCCCATAATCCAATTGGGTTTTTCTTGAAGTTCTTTAAGTTCCACCCTTTGGCGCGAATCACATCGCCGTCCCTGTCGCGTGTCTGGTCAGAAGCAACCATCCAGAAGGACCGGTCCAAATCCGATGGACCCTTGACAATCTCACTTGAATGAGCCATCGCCATCATGTCTTGCCCGTCAGGAGTCTTGCGTTCCTTGCCGGTATCAATGTCTCGGATTTTAAAAGCCTTATCAAACAGCATAGTTATTCCTCCTGGACTTCTGCAAGTTCGGTGCATCTGCAATTAATGTCTTCGGCTGCATCGCCCGTGTTTCCGGGTGTGTCACACGTTGCCCCGGACGACAATACAAAGTCTTCGTCAATCGGGATGGGGTTTGCGGTGTACCGTTGGTCTGCTTCGAGGTGGCTATCACGGCACGACCCGTCACGAGCGGATAGCCAACTCTTCTTTTCCACGCCTGACTGTTTATATCCTTCGTGGCGGCCTTGGTTGGATGAGCCAATAACCTCTGTTCGGGCAATCCGTTCGGCTTTATAGCCACGCTCATACCTGTACAACGCACGGACTCGTTCCTCTATCTCCACAATGGTTTCGTCCGCCGCAAACCCTGCTCTCAACTCTATTCTCAACTCCTCGGCCAACCGTGCTGTTTGGCGTTTTGCGAAATAGTATGTCTTATCACCGAGGTACTTCACTACCCTCGGGTCCGCCATATCGAAACTGATATCAATCCCAACCAGTTCAACAGCCGATTCCCCCGCCTCTTTCAGGTCAAGGTAATGTAAACCACCCGCCGCAATGAGAATCATTTCCTCGATCCTGCTTTCATCAACCTCAGGGGCTTTAAACTCCTTCAGCATCTTCGCCGTTGACCAGCCTGCATATTTCCCACTAACAGCCTTGAACTCATCACGCACAACCTTGAGCGCGTCCTTCTCCCATGCGTCAATCCACTTCGCGACAACGGGGATCCATCTCTTCTCGCGCGCTTCCGTCTCACTGGCAAACGATTTCCACATTGCGTCCTTCTGCTCACCGGTCCACACCTTGCGAGTGGGTCCACTCTTTGTTGCAGAAACTGAAACATTCTTGCTACTCGGGATCATGTTAAATGGGACTTGCACCGTATCACCGGCGCGAAAGTCAGGACTGAACCCGTGTCGTTCCCGTGCCTCTTCAACGGATATAAGCCCGTTCTTGATTAGCATCTCTGTTTCGATTCGGATGGCCTCTTTATCTTTCGGGATAACGTTCTTAAACCTGGCAAATATCTGTGTGTCATATTCAGCAAGGGTGGGGATCAGGCCATCAATCCACGAGTCAAGGCGCGGCTGAATCGTGTTCTTCATAAACGAGTATTCCACGCCTTCCATGTTGGCGCGCATCACACCTTCAAGCATCCCGAGCAAAGCCTTGGGCACACCGAACGCCGCGAGAATCTTATCTCTCAGGTCGTCTGATTTGCCTTGTGTTCCCAAGTCAAGCGCGCTCGAGGATAGCTGGACCGGCTTCAAGTTCTGCTGGAATATCGGCGGGCGGAACTTACCTTTCCTTGTACTCACCGCCTGCATATATGAATCCTGCACCTGTTTGGCAACAGTCGGCTGGATCTTGTCAGGAGTTGCCAGTCCGAAATGGAACCATCCACCGTCCTTGAACAACGTGTGGTAGTACCTCTCGATTTCCCGGTCAACGTCATACTCAAGCCCAACAGCCTGTAACGGTCCTTCACCTCTTAATGGGTCAGATGGCTTTGCATATCTCAGTGCGATCACGTCCGTGTCAGGATAATGCGCTCGCCCGTTCGGGCCTTCATATTCGTAATACCAAAACCCCGTGGCCTTGTCGTATTTCAAGGTTGTTTTGCTTGGGATAAGCGGCCACAGTTCCGAAACCTTGCCCACCCCATTCCTAACCTTGAGCTGGAACCCTTCCCCGGCAAGCTCCAAGTGGCTCTGCTCAAGCTCTCTCAGCATCCGGCCACTAAACTTTGCGTTGGGCTTGTTCCATACGTTCAGGAACGGGTGGTCTGTGACAGGTATTTCTTCGTCGCCCCTCTTGCGGTACAGTTCCAGTTGAGCACTTGATGTCCGATTAGATATGAGGTTCACACAGTCATAAACCCATCCCCGGTTACTCTTCTCAGCAGTCACCCGGTTGTTCACCGTTGACACTATTGGCGTGCTTTGATCGCCCCACTCGGACCCGTCAAAGGACGGCCACACGTTACTAGCCCCCTTGCCGATGGATAATTCAAACTTACCTATTTTGATTTGCATCGTATCCTCACAGAACAAGAGGGATGGGATTCGGCGCGAAACTCATTGCAAGGGCGTCGGCGCGGTCGGGGGATTTCACGCCCCTTGCTTTCATGTGGTCCTTGCTTTCAAGTTTGATAACGCCCTTGCGTACATAGGAATATTTCCGGCTTGTCAACTGATGCTTGAAGTTGTCAGGATCATCTGTGATATCCAGGACAAGCCTGCCCTCCCTTAAAGCTTCCCTCATTGCCCACCACGCTTGCGCATTCTGGTCTGCAAATATCTTATCATCGTTGTCATAGTTGTCCGGCCCCGCGCCGCCTTCAAACCGGGTGACAGGGATGTCCTGATCTTCGAGGTTGTCTGTCA